TATGGACACCCGACACAAGATGGTCGGAGGATGTAATCGAGGAATGTGCAGCATTCCCCTATGGAGATCATGATGACTTGGTGGATAGCATGACACAGGCCGTAATGCGTTTTAGACAGGGTAATTTTTTACGCTTGAATGATGACTATGTGGATGATCCCGTACCTAGGCTTCAACGAGAATATTACTAATGGTAGATAAAAACAGCGCACTAAAAAATAATTTTATTGATAATGTAGCACAAGGTATAGATCAAATACCTGCTTTCCTTAATAACACTTTAACCAGAGCAACTGAAATACCTTTCGAGGCTACCTCTGATATAGTCATAGAACCTGTACTACGGTTCTTGGTCCCCGGAACATCAGAAGAAGAGCGTCAACAAATCAAAACAGACATTGCAGCTAAAGACGCAACTCAAGCAGTTTTCTTAGAAGGAGCAAGAGTTAGAATACAAGAAATTCTACAATTACCTCCTAAATCAAAAGAACAATTCGATGCCATCAGACTATTAGAAAAAGAGATGGTAGGGGTAGGCTATCCTAAAACAACTGTTATGGAAGTTCTTAACAAAGGTAGAGAGTTTTTCTTTGGTGATACTTATGATATTCAAAAAAAAGTAGCTGACGGTGAAATAAGACCCTCTGAATTAGAAGGTAGAGACCTTGCAAATTATTTTATAGGATTCGTTGATGTAGCTGACGTTGCAGGTATTGGATCAGGAGTAATTAATTCTATTAGAAAAGCATTAAGTAAACAGGACTTTGGTGCTTTAAAAAATATTATAAAGAATATTTCTCCAGAAAAAGTACAAGAAGTTTCTAATAGATTAGCAAATCTTAATACTCCCGAGGCTAGGGCAAAGAATATTGAATCTAATAGAATAACTAAAAATAAAAAAAGAAGAGAAGACTTTCAAGGTGCGTTTAAAAATTTAAAAAAATATATAAAAGATAATAATATTCAAGAAGGGAGTATGACATCAAATCAGTTATCAGAAGGGCTAGGATTTCAAAGAAGAAAAACAAGTAGATTATTTTTAGAAGAAGTAGAAGAAAATTTAGAAAAAGGAATTTATACTCAAGAAGAATTAGATTTTGTAAATAAATATTTTGCAGGAAAAAGTGCTGGAGCAGGAACAGTGCAAGCACGAGAAAAATTAATTAATTTAAAAAATGAATTACTTAACAATGTAGAACTGCAAAACAAAGGTGCAGATTTTTACATTAAAAATTATGACATACCGTCTAGTACAATTTATCAGGCTACTAGTAAAGATCCCGAACTCTATGCTCTTGTAGCTAATCCTAATGAATATAGAGGAGTAGGAACACCCACTGGTGGTTCTAAAATTGCAGACTTTTCTAACGCATCTACAATAAGAGAGGTGCTAGGCGTTCCTCTTAATAATATTGATATAGCAATTATTCAAAACTTTGAAAGAGGTACTTCTAAAGCCACTGGTTTAAAACCAAAAGAATTTTACAATTTATTTAAAAAAACATTTGGTCAAAATTTTAAAGAAAATCCCGACTATATAAAATTATATAAAGAATATGAAAAGTTAGAAACAGAAAGAATAGTCTTACAAAAAGAAGGACAAGAATTTTTTGATCAAATATATAACAACCCTAAATATACTAAATATTTAAAACCTAGTGATAGAAAACAATTTACATTTCAAAAATCACACGCCTTCTCTATAGCTGATGTAACAGGACAAGGTCAAATGGTAGATATGGCACAAATGTCTGATTTAATATTTAATGCTCCTGTTGGATCAAATATTAGATTACAAGAGGGCTTAGATACTCAAATTAGAAAGATTGCAGAACTATTTAATGATAAGAAAAAATTTTCACAATTAGCAGATTCTTCTATTACTATGACCAAAGAAGAAATAAAAAGAAAATTTGATTTAAATATTCCTTACATCATTGATACTTTAAAAAAATATGGAACAGAAATAAATCCAGATGATTTTAAAAACTTACAAGACTTAATTTATAACGAAAATGGAGGCATAGCTACAGCAATAGATCAATTATATAAATCACATGGAGTAGGAACAATAGCTCCTGCGGGTAAAGTGGAATCTGTACCCTCTAGTTTTATTGGACCAGGTGAAAATATAGAACTAAGCACTTTTGTAGGTGTTAATCCTAAAAAAACTATATCTGGTAAAGATAGACTAGAATTGTTAAAGAAAAGATTTTTAAATATATTAGATGATCAGATTCTTTATGAAAAAACAAATGGTTCTAAAGGTAAACCTATTATGAGACAGGGAACTGAAGATAAAGAAGGAGGATTTATTGTTGGATTAGAGCAAGGAGGAGAAGTGGAAACAGAACAAGAAAAACAATCATTTTTATCAAAAGCTGCTTCAGCAGTTAGTAACTTTATAATTCCTCAAGCAGAAGCACTACCTCTACCTAAAAACTTTTTATTAGGTGACACACCAAAGCTTGTAAAGAAAACAGAAACCGTAAAACAATTACCCGCACCTGAAGCACCGATTCTAGAGAAGCGATATAATATATTTGATGAAAATGGTCAGAAGGTTTATCAAAGTAAAAGTATAGATGATGCACAACAAAAAGCACTGAAGCTAGGTGACTTAGAAGGTAAACAATTTACTGTCAAAGAAATAGAAGTACCTATCAAAGTAAAAAAATCTAAAACAACAAAACCAGGAACATCACTTGTTTCTACGATAGTTCCAGAGAATGCTATTGGTTCTGGTAATAACAAATTATTTTACTCAGATCTAAATTCTGTAATAAACACCGACACAGGTAATCTAACAATTAAAGGAATTACAGTACCCAATAACACTGTCGAGATGTCAGCTAAAGACTGGCACGATTGGTTTAGATCTAAGGGCATCAAAGAAGGTGAACTGTATGACTCTTATGTTAGATCGTATCTAAATAAAAAAGGTGGTTTTAACAGAGAGACAGGACAGTTTACAATTGATGATAAAATAACTTTTGCAGAAATAAAAGAATTAGTAGATACATCTCCTTCTAATTATATTCAAACAGTATCCTATGGCGATGAAGCTGGTAACTTAAAGTATGGAAACTCTGGAAGACAGGATGATTATATAGGTGGTTCAAGAACAGAAAGAGTATTATGGATAGACTCTAAAGACATTAGAGGAGACATAGGTTCTCTACCTTCTGAGGTAAGAAGATATGAAGGTCATAGAAGTATGCGTGAAGTTAGAACTAGTGATGATTTCATTGCACAAGAAAATAAATTAGATGGAGAACCCTATGTCATAGGCTGGTCATTGGGTAGCAATCGAATTGGAAAATTAAATAACAGAGATATTGTTGTTAATGTAGCAGATGAGATACAATCTGATTTTTTACAAAAAGCAGCTTCTCTAAAATCAAATATCAAACAAGAAATTAGACAATTTATAAATCGAAGTCAAAATCAACAAATAGGAAGAAACGAAGGATTAGAATTACTTTATAAAAAACTAGAAAATGTTTTTAGACCTATGCCTGCTACCTATCAACAACTTAAAAAATCACTAGATCAATTATTCTTTGCTGACCAGATGTTTGAAAAAATATCTAGAATGGATATTGATGATTTAACTAAAGAAAGTTTTAAACAATTAGGAGAAGCCGCAACAAAAAGAGATCAGGCATTAGCTACAATAAATGCTTCTATTGATAATATAGACGCTAGAGAATTATTTCCTAACATCCCTTTTAAAGATCAAAAGGATTGGGTAGATGCCATTATTAAAAATGATGTGTATAATGCGGCTAAGAAAAGATTTTATTTTGATGAAAACGGAGCCTTACAGGTAAACAAAGATGCACCTTCTTATTATGGTGTAGCACCTAATAAAGCTGTCAAAGCTTACAGAGGAGGACAAGGCGTAGAGTTACCTCCAGACAGTATTGATAGAAGCGGTAAAATGGTTGCTTATGATATGCAATATGGTGGTCCAAACTTAAATGACCATACTGGTACACACTTTACAGGTAATGTAGAAGAAAGCTTAAATAAAATAGCAAATGCAAAAAGTTCTAAAGTAGAGGTGGGAAAAGTGGAATTTGGTATGGCAGGAGAGGGCGTAGATACTTTTATGATTGAGTTGACACCTGACATGTTGTTCCCATATAAAGCGTATAAAAAAGATGGAGGTCTTGTGAAAAAAAGTATATTATACACACCGATAGTTTCTGTTAACGAGTTACTGTCGCCTATAGGAGCCAGTAGATGGTAGAAAAACGAATACAAAATACAGCAATAGATATATCTCCCAATGCTAATAATGCACTTGAAGTAGAGGGTGTAGGAGAAGAAATACAATTAACAGAGCCTGAGAACACCAGTAAAGGCTATGAAATTATTGAAGAAGAAGATGGTGGGGTCACTTTAGATTTTGATCCTAATCAAAAACAATCTGAAGGTGACTATTTTGCCAACATAGCAGAATTTATGGATGATGATTTATTAGATAAATTATCCTCTGATTTACAAAAAAACTTTGAAGACGATAAAAGTTCTAGATCCGATTGGGAAAAAACATACAAAGACGGATTAGATCTTCTTGGATTTAAATACGAAGAAAGATCAAAACCTTTTGCGGGAGCTGCAGGTGTAACACATCCACTGCTTGCAGAAGCAGTCACACAGTTTCAAGCACAAGCATACAAAGAATTACTACCTCCAGGAGGTCCTGTTAGAACAGAAATAATGGGAGCACCTAGTCTTGAGGTAGAACAACAAGCTGAAAGAATTAAACAATTTATGAACTATCAGATTACTTGTCAGATGCAAGAATTTGATCCTGAGCTAGATCAGTTATTATTTCATTTACCTCTAGCAGGTTCAGCATTTAAAAAAGTTTACTATGACGGTACATTAGAAAGAGCGGTATCTAAATTTGTACCAGCAGAAGACTTGGTCGTTCCATATTTTATCACTGATTTAGAATCTTGTAGCAGAATCACACACGTTGTTAAAATGAAACACAATGATTTAAGAAAAAATCAAGTTTCTGGTTTTTATAGAGATGTAGAGCTTTCACCAAGCACGGCAAATCCTTCAGACATCAAAGAAAAACAAGATGAGTTATCTGGAGTAGAACAAATTTCTTTTGCAGAAGAAGAGCACAATGTTTTGGAAATGCATGTTGATTTGGATTTACCTGGTTTTGAGGACATGGGTTCTGACAATAAAAAAACAGGAATCATGTTGCCTTATATTGTAACTCTTGATGAGGACTCTGGTAAAATTTTATCTATATATCGAAACTGGAATCAAGGTGATGCACTACGTAAAAAGAAAGAATATTTTACACATTTTAAATTCTTACCTGGCCTAGGATTCTATGGTTTTGGTTTAATTCATATGCTAGGTGGTTTATCAAGAACAGCTACAGCAGCTCTACGTCAATTAGTAGATGCAGGAACACTATCTAACTTACCTGCTGGTTTCAAAGCTAGAGGTCTACGAATTAGAGATGATGATGAAGCAATCAATCCTGGTGAATGGAGAGATGTAGATGCACCAGGTGGTAATTTACGTGATTCGCTTATGCCTTTACCATACAAAGAACCTAGTGCAACTTTATTTAGTTTATTAGGTTTTGTTGTAGACGCAGGAAGAAGATTTGCAGGTGTTGCAGATATGATGATGGGTGAGAACGCTGGTAGTCAGCAACAACCTGTTGGAACAACCATGGCTATCTTAGAGCGTGGTATGAAAGTAATGTCTGCTATACACAAGAGATTACACTATGCACAAAAAACAGAATTTAAATTATTAGCAAAAGTATTTGCTGATTATCTACCTGAAAATTATCCCTACATGGTATCAGGTGGAGAACAATCGGTTAAAAAATCGGACTTTGATGAAAGAGTAGATGTTATACCTGTTTCAGATCCAAACATCTTTTCTATGGCACAAAGAGTAACTCTTGCTCAATCTCAATTACAATTAGCTCAAGCTAATCCTGAGATGCATGATTTAAGAGAAGCTTATTCAAGAATGTACGCTGCTTTAGGTGTACAAAATATAGAAAAGTTATTACCAGCTCCTCAAGAACCGCAGGCACAAGATCCTGCTATTGAGAATGCAGGAACTTTAAATGGTATGCCACCTATTCCTTTCCCTGAACAAGATCACTCTGCTCACATAAGAGCACACAGAGCCTTTATGTCATCAGAATTAGTCAAAGCAAACCCTGCAACAATGACAATTTTACAGGCACATATTACAGAACACGTTAGTTTTATGGCTAGAATGATTGTAGAACAGGAAATAGCACCTGAAATGGAACAAATTATGGCACAAACAGGAGGTCAAATGACTCCAGAACAACAACAAGAGCTTTCACAACGTACAGAAAGTGGCGTTGCAGTAAAAATAGCTGAAATTATAGAACAAATGGTTGCAGAAGAGCAAGAAATGATGGATACTTCTAGTTCTGACCCACTTGTGTACTTAAAACAACAAGAAATTGACCTTAGAAAGGACGATTTAGAGTTAAAAGCACAAGCAATGGGTGAAAAACAAGCTTTAGATGAGAAAAAACTAATGCAAACTGATAAATTAGCTAGAGAAAAAATAGAAAGTCAAGAAGACATTGCACAATTACGTGCAAATGTAGCCTTAGACAAGGCTGATAAAGACAGAGACACTAAAAAAACAGGGGATAGGTAATGGGAAAACTATGTGCAAGAGGAAAAGCTGCCGCTAAGGCCAAATTCGATGTTTACCCCAGCGCATATGCAAATATGTATGCTAGTGGTGTTTGTAGTGGTAAAATTACACCAGGGGGTAAGAAAAATAAAAAAGCTAGTGGTGGCATGATAGGTAATGGAAATAAATTATCGCAATCTAGAAAAAAAGTATCACATATGAACACAGGTGGTGTTGCTAAAGGTTGTGGTGCTGTTATGGAAAACAAAAGAAAATCAACTAGTTACGCATAATGGCTAAAAATGGTCTACGTAAATGGGTAAAAGACAAATGGGTGGACATAGGCGCACCTAAAAAGGGTGGAGGCTTTAAACCTTGTGGCAGAAGCAAAGGTGAGAAAAGAAGTGGTTATCCTAAATGCGTCCCTGCATCAAAAGCCGCAAGCATGACAGACAGTCAAAGAAAATCAGCAGTTAGAAGAAAAAGAGCTGCGGGTAATCCAGGCGGTAAACCAACTAACGTAGCAACATTTTCAAAGAAGAAAAATAAAAAGGTAGCATAATGGCAAAAACTGCGGCATGGCAACGTAAAGAAGGCAAAAATCCAAAAGGTGGATTAAATCAGAAAGGTGTTGACTCCTATAAAAAAGAAAACCCAGGATCTAATTTAAAAACAGCAGTAACTACAAAACCATCAAAATTAAAAAAAGGGTCAAAAGCTGCTAGTAGAAGAAAATCTTTTTGTGCTAGAATGTCAGGTATGAAGAAAAAACTAACATCAGCTAAAACAGCTAAAGATCCTGATTCAAGAATTAATAAATCATTAAGAAAATGGAATTGTTAATGGATACCGCTAAAATTACTAAATTAACGCAAAAAGTGTTGCAAGAGGCTAATAAAATAACTAAAGAGCATTCTGAGTCTGATGAAGACACAATTTTTATTGCAAATGCATTTTTAAATGCCACAAAAATACTATATACTCAGGCTCTAGGTGAAGAGATAGCAACAAGTCTTTTACTAGAAGTTATGAGACAAACTTTCGGTGATGCCGATAGAACTTTACACTAAGGAGATAAAGATGAAAAAAAATGGAAAATACCCTTCTAAAGGCATGAACGCGTTGGCCTCAAAAAGACCTGACGTTGCTAAAAAGATAATGGGTTATAACAAAGGTGGTGACATCAAAGTTGATGAAGTCATTAGAATGCCTCAAGAAATTCAAGTGCCTGGCATGATGGGTGGAGGTATGATGTACAAAGATGGTGGTGACGTTGAGACTGTCACACAAGGTCACAAAGGTGTTAAGAACACCGTTAAGTACAAATAATTTTCAAATTAAGGAGGACGATATGAAACTACTTAAAGACATATGGGGATGGCTTAAAGAGTGGAATGATTGGAACATGAAAGACTGGATTAAAGCTGGTGTTGTGTGTGCAATCGTTTTAGCTATTCTTTGGAAAATGGGTGGAGCCTAAATTATGTGGCAACTACTCGCTAAACCTCTACTCGGAGTTGTAACAGACTCCGTTAGAGGCTTCGTTGAAACTAAAAAAGCAAAAACAGAATTAGCTGTTACTGAAATTAAAGCTGCAAAAGCTTTGAAAGAACAACAGATAGAGGGAAAAATTTCGTGGGAAGCTTCTGCGGTTGATCAAATGAAGGGGAGCTGGAAAGACGAACTAATTTTAATATGTCTTTTGGTTCCAGCGGTGGCAGTTTTTATCCCCGGATGGACACCCCACATTAAAGCAGGCTTTGAAGCTTTACACTCACTGCCTGATTATTATAAACACTTATTATACATTGCATGCTCAGCTAGCTTTGGTATTAAAGGTGCTAAAGGAGCAATGGGATTAATTACAAAAAAGAAATGATATATGGATCCAATAGAATTAATAGAAGAACTAAATAGAATAATTAAGAATAATAGAAAAGCAGTGCAAGATGTTGTATTGACAGAAGGCGCTACAGACTATACAAATTATAAGTACATGATGGGTCAACTAAAAGGCCTTGATAACGTAGAACAAGAATTTAAAGAGTTCTTGCAAAAAAGGAGAATACAATTTGAGTAAGCCGATTCCAGACCAAGTTTTAAACTTTGGTAAAGTAGCAAAAGATCAAGTAGAAGAAATTGATCCTAATAATATTCCAAAAAAATTGACTGAGAGACTACCTAAACCGACAGGTTGGAGAATAGTAATTTTACCTTACAAAGGAACAGGTAAAACAAAAGGTGGTATTATTTTATCAGATCAAACTATTGAAATGCAATCAGTCAGCACAACATGTGGATACGTGTTAAGTGTGGGACCAGATGCATATAAAGATTTAGAAAAATTCCCGGAAGGTCCGTGGTGTAAAGAGAAAGACTGGGTTATCTTTGGTAGATATGCAGGTTCTCGTCTTCAAATTGAAGGTGGAGAAATTCGTATTTTAAATGATGACGAAATTTTAGCAACAATCAAGAATCCAGAGGATATCTTGCATTTATATTAATAACATGGAGGAACCATGCCAGAACAAGCAATAAATACAGCGAAAGATGAACCTGTCGTTAGTGTCCCCTCTGAGGGAGATTCCGTAGATGTTAATCTACAGGAAGAAAAACAAGAAACACAGGACAGTACACAACCTGAAGTTGTAACTCAAGAATCTCAAGGTGAAGAACTTGAAGAGTACAGTGATAAAGTTAAAACTAGAATTAACAAACTCACAGGCAAACTACGTGAAGCAGAAAGAAGAGAACAAGCTTCTTTTCAATATGCAAAACGTGTAGCAGATGAAAATAAAAAACTAAAAGCTAAATCAAATAGCTTAGATGCTTCCTATATTCAAGAATTTGAAGCTAGGACTCAAATAGAAACTAAAAAGGCTGAACAAGACTTACAAACTGCAATTCAAACAGGAGATGCGTCAGCACAAGTTGAAGCACAAAAAGCCTTGGCGAAGTTATCTATTGACAATGAGCGTCTTTTAGCTACAAAAGAAGCTAAGGAAAGTTTAAAAGAGGAACAAAAAGAGGATGTTACACCTGAGCAGCTTCGAGATGCTCCTCCCAAAAAAGTAGATCCTA